GAAAGCGTCTCTCCCACAAAGAAAAGCCCACGCCGTCATTCAGAACGATGATGACGACGACGATTTTGAAGACCCTTCTGACTTTGAAGCTCCTAGTAAGCTCGAAGTGACCGTAGATATGACGGGCTCTGGATTGAATAGAGTCCCCCTATCAGCAATCGCTAGTCAAGGAATTGAACCGGGAAGTTTGCTATCTAACTCTGGGCGGGTCGCTCCTAAGATGACCAAGAAAGCAGTCAAAGAAAAATACAAGGACATTTATCAGAAGCTTAATTCGCGCACGCCAATGCGCGGGACGGGAACCGAAGAATAATGGCTCAAACATTTGAAGAGTTATACCCCCGCATAGAAAAAGTAGTAGAGGGTTTTCGCGGCAAGTGGAAGTTTAAAGCTAGTGTCGAATGTGATTTTGACGATATTAAAAGCGAAATCCTAGTTCATATCTGGAAGAAGTGGCATCTTTTTAATCAAGAATTGTCAGTAGAGGGTTGGGCGGCCACAATCACTAAGAACCAGTTTAATAATAAGCTTAGGGACATTTACCTAAAAACAAGTTCCCCGTGCGGGCGATGCGCTTCTAATCTCGGCGAGGGCTTGTGTTCACAGTTCGGAGTTCAGGGCGTAGAGTGCCCGCTTTTCAGGAAGTGGTATAATAAGAAGAGATACTCCCACGAAGCTAAAATGCCGCTGGCTTTAGACCTTCATATTAACGAAGTGGACAGTAACGCCAGTGTCTATTTCGATTATGATGGAGAGGCCGCTAAACTCCATAAATTAATGCAGGGTGAATTAACTGCCAGAGAGTATCAGATATACACGGCGCTCTTTGTCTTGAATAAAGATGACGAGGAAGTTTCTGCCGAGTTTAACTTTAAGGCGGAAGCTGGCACAAAGAGGATTAGGCAAATCAAAAGCCTTATCATTCAAAAGGCGCGGCGGGTCATAGCTAGGGAAGGATTGTAAAAATGGAACCTACGTCTCAAGAACACATACTTACAGACGCCGAAATCGAGGCCATTGAAAAAGAATGGAAGGCGGGCGAGACTAGTATCAAAGATATTACCAAGAGGGTTTGCGGGGCGAAGTATGGGTTGCGCGACCCGCAGGGGATGGCTGTTCGCAAGTATCTTTCACAAAGAAATGGGGCCGTCGCCCCAAGAACAGATGCCGACGCGCTAACACAGACTCAAAAGGAGTTCATAGATAAGCACATCATGATGCGACCCCTTGAGATTGCCCGCCTTCTATTTAATGATGATAAATTGGCGGCCTTTTCGCCAATGTTCAAAAGTGTAAGGGCTTATTACGATTCAGTAGATTCCCCAGACAAGTCTGTCGAAGTTCAAAAGGAGTCTAATGATATTGTAGATACTACTTATTATTCGCCCAAGAGTTTTGCGTCTATCTTAAGGAGGGTAAACGACAGCACTTCTGCTAACTACCGCGAGGAGAGAATGACCCCCTCCCAGAAGGAGAACTTAAATCGCCTAATCTCATATATGGGAACGAACAGGTTCGTCCATGAGATGAATATTCTCAAAAGAGTCAGCGAGAGGAAGAACTTTGAAGCGACGTTCATTCGTATGTGCTATGATAAACCCGACTTAACCGAAGAGGAAGTCGAGATGTATGTCAACTACTGTTCTGGATGCGTCTCTGTTGATAGGATGAAAGCGGAGGAGTCCTCGCTGATTGATTACAAGGATGAGATTATGGCGACCGACAAAACGCCGCCGATGACAATTATTGAGGCCATTAATAATACTAGAACTCAGATTGATAGCAAGCAAAAATGGCTGAGCAAAACATTACAGGAGCTTAACGGAAAGCGGTCGGATAGACTTGGCAAATTAGCAAGCAACGGGGAAAGCGTGCTGAAACTAATTGAGGCGTTTAGAGAGGCCAAAACTAGAAAGCAGTTAGTTCAATATGTCGAGTTCAGGAAAGAGGCTCGCTCTAAGGAGATAGACCGTATTACTAATATGGATGAACTGCGGGCACAGATTTTTGGCATATCTCAGGAGGAAGTTGACTAATGTCTTGGGAAGCTGGAGTTGAGCGCAGAGAGAAGCCTAATGATTTTCTCGATAGACTAAAGAAGATTGAAGGTGATATTTCCGAAGTCCAAGCTCGCGAACTGTTGGGTGAGCTTTTTGAGTATGACCTTGGCTTTACTTGGGGCGTATTAACTGGCGGCGAATATCAAGTGTGGCCGTTTCAAGAGATTCTTTTGAAGGGGTGGTTTAAGAAAGACTATTCGTTGGTTGTGGCTGGTCGAGGCGTCGGCAAAAGCTATTTGCTTGCCGTATTCATTCTTCTTTATCTCATCTTTAATCCCGGCGCTAAGGTTGTTTTAGTTTCCTCGAATTTTCGTCGGTCGAAAGATATTTTCGGCCAAATGGAGAAATTCCTAAGCCACCCTAAATCTGTTTTGTTGCGTCAATGTTTTGAAACGGATAACAAAGCAGGAACAAAGGTTAAGATAGGTAAAGACCAGTCAGGATGGACCCTCAAATGTCTTAACGAAGCTATCGTCAAAGGTTTGCCGCTTGGTGGCGGAGAGAACCTTCGTGGAGAACGCGCCAACGTCCTTCTGATTGACGAAGGTCTTTTGGTGTCAGAGCACATCCAAAAAACCATTCTAAAGCCCTTCCTTACTGCGAAGCTGAACGCGAAAGAGCAATCCCAGACTAGGGAGAGGGAAGATAAGATGATTAGCGCCGGGGCTATGAAAGAGGAAGACCGAACCATTTTCCCTAACAACAAGATGATTGTGACTAGCTCGGCGTCATATCAATTCGAGTATCTTTACGAGGGTCTTTTCATTCCATATCTAGACGCGATTCGCGGGAAAGAGAATAAGAAAAATAAAGAAGAGGACAAAAACCTCTCTACCACTCCTACTCATTTTGTAGCACGCTTGGCTTACAATGCGCCGCCCGCTGGTTCTATTATGGATGAGTCTGCTATTAACGAGGATGTTAAAGGCAAGGAGCATAACCCAATTGTTCGCCGTGAATACGGGGCAGAGTTCGTAGATGCGAGCGATAGCTATTTTGATATTAAAAAGCTTCACGATTGCACTGTGCCACCGGGACAATACCCAACTGTTCAGCTTTATGGCAACAAGCGGGCTGAGTATATTCTCGCGCTAGACCCCTCCTACGGAACAGCCAAGACCAGTGACTATTTTGCAATGGGCGTCTATATGATAGTTCCAGAGGACCATAGGATTTATCAGGTTCACTCGTATGGCAAGGCGGGCTCTGATATTTCGGAGCATTATGAATACCTTACTTACGTATTAACGCACTTCAATATTGTTTGGTTTGTGATTGACGGTTCGGGCACTGAGTTTATTAATGGATATAACAATTCAGTTATAGCGGAAAAGCACAACATTAAGCTTGGGTATATCGACGCGGATTTGGCGACTGATGACCACTCGGAATATACAAAAGCAGTTAGGGCGGCCAAAAATCAATGGAATTTGACCACCAAGAAGATTGTTTACGCCCAACCGTTCTCCGCGCCCACGCTTCGCACGATGAACGAGTATCTTCAAGACGGAGTTTCTTCTTCTAAGGTTTGGTTCGGCTCTGGCATACAGCATCAGGAAGCTTTATTCCAAAGTGTCATAAATGGGTTTAAACTTCCGTATCCGTTCAAAGACGATGAGGATAAAACATACGAACTTGTTGATTTTATAGATGACCAAGAAGATTGGGTAATTCAAACTAAGCGGCAGATGGCTCTTATTGAAGTTAAGAGTATCGGAAACGGCAGCACTCTCCAGTATAATATCCCAAGTCACCTAAGAAAGTCCACCAGTGAGAAAAGGGCGCGGCGCGATAACTATGCGTGTCTTTTGATGGCTTATTACTCAAGCAAGCATTATTTCAACATTATGAAGGCGGAAGAGCGCCTGCCAATGCCAACATTTATCCCTATTTCTTTTTAATGTTGTCCCTGATTGATAATGTAGAACGCCTCGACCGCAAAGAGTTTATTAAACACTTGCGCGAGCATGGGTTCTCTCTTAAAGAGTATTGTATCAAGTATTATGCGCGTAAGGACTTGCTTACTGGCGAGGACATTGAATATAAAGATGATATTCACTATGTCAACTCTTGTTTCAACTCTAGGGATAATATGGTGAAGCACTTTCTTGCTGGTGACAAGCTAGAAGATATAAAGAAAACCATACTTGGGCGGGCCGCTATTAAATCTTTGAAGTTTGCGCCCTCTACAGTCGAAGCTAGGACTAGTATTTTTCCAAGTCCCGCCCTTCTGGTTAAACTGGGAATCGACTATAACGCTCTAAACGAATCTCTGGGGCTCAAACCTAGATACGATTACAAACCAGTAATAGATAAAGTGGCCGACCCTCTACATATTCTCGTTGATACTAGAGAACAGAATCCCTTACAGCTATCTTGTAAAACCTCAGTTGCTAAACTTGATGTTGGAGATTATTCGTGTCAGAACCATTTTAATAACTGCTTTGTAGAGAGAAAGAGCTTGGAAGATTTTTGCGGAACGATGTCTCAGGGATTTGATAGGTTTAAACTGGAAGTCGAACGCGCCCAATCGCTAGGCTTTCATCTTGCCGTTCTGGTGGAGGAAAAGCTCGAAACAGTAACACAGATAAACGTAGCGAATAACCATAAGTTCATTAAGGGGCCGCCAGAGTTTTACTTAGCTAGAATGCGGTCGTTGTGCGAAACATATGGTAACATCCAGTTCCTATTTGTAGGCGGGCGCTATGAGTCCTCTAAGATTTTACAGGAGCTTTTCAGGATAAAAGGAGGGTTTTCTAGGTTGGACCTACAATTTCTTTATGATACCCGACACATTTAAGTGTATAATAACATATGCCAAGAGCTAAAAAAGTTAAAGAAGTAGCAAAAGCGTCGAGTCCTTTAGACCGTTGGATTATGCCTTCTTTCGCCGACGCTGTAGATGAGCAAACGAAAGATTTCGCATTCGCGGCTAGGTCGCGCTCTGAGACTCTAGAGTTTCCACTACAGAGCTTCCCGAACCTAGACAAGTTTCTAACCCCGTTCAAATCGGGCGAGGGCGGGTCTTATATGGATGCTAGAGAGGCAATTAAATTGTCCGTCAAAGCATATTGGGCGTTTCCCCTATTAAGGAACGTCGTAGAGGTAATGGGCGAGCTTTCTAATAGTAACATATACCTAGAGGGCGGCAACAAAAACACCCGCGATTTCATAACGGCGTGGTTTGAGCGAATTAACCTATGGCATCTTAAGGAGCAGTTTTTCCGCGAGTGGTTCCGTTCTGGCAATGCTTTCTTATATAGGTTTGAGGCTAATATCCCAGCGGCCCAAATGAAAAAGATGACTCAGGTCTACGGGGCCGCGAGCAGCGATAAAGTTCCAGTTAAATATATCTTAATGAACCCTGAAAGTATTATGGCGGGCGGGGACTTGATGTTTGGCCGCCCTACTTACTATAAGGTTCTTTCTACTTACGAACTTGCTAAGTTAAAATCTCAAGATACGGATGAAGCGAAGGAGCTTTTCAAATCTTTAGACCCAGCGATTAAGAAGGCAATCAAAGAGTCGGCGTCAGTGGCTCAGATTCCGTTGGACCCAAATCGTTTGTCAGTTCTTTTATACAAAGCTCAGTCTTACGAAGCTATGGGCGTTCCTATGGCGTTCGGAGTTATCAGAGATATTGAGACGAAGCTAGAGTTCAAACGTATTGACTTGTCCATCGCCCGCACTACAGAGCGTGCAATGTTATTGGTTAATATCGGAGAGGCAGAAAACCAGTATAACCAAGGTCGCAATTTCAACCCAGCGGTCGCCGACACCATTAAGAGCCTATTCTTAAACGAAAGCGTCGCTAGAACTCTGATTACAGACCATACAGTTAAAGCCGAGTGGCTTATCCCTGACATTGGCAAAATTCTAGGGGAAGAGAAATATGCACAGTTAGATAAAGATATTAACATTGGGCTAAACGCGATTCTTTTTGATTCCGGGGAGAAGTTTGCGAATACCTCCATTAAGGTTCAGGTCTTCCTAGAGCGTCTAAAAGAGGCCCGCCAAGCTTTCTTGCATAACTTTTTGCAACCTGAAATTAAGCGTGTCTGCAAAGCGATTGGGGCGCGAGTTTATCCAACGGCGGTATTTGAAGACCTTTCTCTGAAAGACGAGCTACAATACTCGAAGCTCGCAGTATCTATGGCCCAATTGGGATTCCTAACTCCAGACGAGCTATTTGAGGCGATGAAGACTGGTAAAATGCCAAGCCCAGAAACTTCGCTTGAGAATCAGGAAAAGTTCAAGGAACAGCGCAGAAACGATTTGTATCTTCCTCTAGTGGGCGGAGCGTCGGAACTAACGCGCCGACAAGTTGAAACAGCGGACAAAGTAGCGAAGATGACCGCAAAACAAACTCTTCAAATGCCCGCCGCTAAAGCCCCCGGCGCAGCGGGCCGTCCAAAAGGGACATCCGCTCCTAAAACCGCTACAACTCCTAGTCCAATTGGCAAGTCTAAAGCGTCTTTTAGCATCAAAGCTTTATCAAATCTTAGTAATCAAGTTTCGGCGCTTCATTCTAAAGTTGACGGGGCAGTTAAGAGTAAGTTTAAAATAAAAGAGACTAATTCCACTCAAGCCGCGATTGTAAAAGAGATTGTTGCTGGAATTATCTCAAATGAACCCCTCGCAAACTGGGATAAAGCGGTAGCTTCCTATGTTAAATCTCCTAAAGACTCCACAGAAGAAGTTAAGAAGGAAATTGAAAACATTCAACTAGAGCATGACGTTGATTATTATTCAGCGGCAATTTTAAGACTATCTACGGATGAACTTTTCGATTAAACTAAAGCAAATTGATACGGCGGAACTCTCAGGATACATTGAGAGCGTGTCTTCTGGCGTCGCGTCAACCGTAACCCTAAGTGGAATAACTGGCTATTTTCAGAACGTTCCCTCTGGTGTTAGCGGAGTGGACATTTCTTGGAGTTCGCGTCCACTATACCTGAATATGACGGTTCAAAGTTCGGGCGCTAATGACCCTATGTTAATGGGCAACCTACGCGGCTTTAACCCTACTGGATGTTCGTTCTTGCTTTCGGACTCTACTCCTAGTCCGAATTATTATTTGCATTTGTCATATCCAGTTTAATATGAAGCTTGGTAAACTATCCTCAGATATATCAGGGTTTGAAAAGTCTTTAAATGCTGCGAATGTTCGCGTATTTGGAGGGTTCGGAACGATGCCGAACCATAAAGTTTCACAAGCTCTAGTTAAAATAAAACAAGAAGATAAACTTGGGGAGTTTTTGACTAAAATCAAAAGCTATGAAAGAAAAAGGTAGGTTTAGTGTATGTCCGACCCTGAAAGAGCCTTAAGAGACGGAAAAGAAGAGAGTCTTACAGAATGCCCGTTTTGCGGCAATCGCCAGATAGGGCTTTTTTTGAATATCCTAAGTCTTGGATGGCCTTTTGTGGAAACTCAGAGTGCTCAGCTAGAGTCCTTGGAGATTCTAAAGAAATTGTAGTTAAAAAGTGGCAAACTAGGTGTAAATAGAAATGTGAAGGCTTTTCTTCCATTTTTGGCCTGTGCGGTTCTCCTATCAGGGTGCGAAACTACAGCGAAGAAGCATCGCGAACTTGTAAACCAAGGCATTGCTCAAATAGATGAGAGCCTAAAGCACGGGCGCGTTGACCTAGCTAGAAAATACGCCTCGACTCTGCGAGCGGCTAACCCCAGCAAAGCGGTAATCACAGTTAAAGACTTTGACAACGGAGTTAAGAAATACGTTGTTCTTCCTGTTGACTATGATGGCAAACCTCTCCTAACGCTAGACTCTCCAGAGTATAAAGCGGTGGTTGACGAGAATAAAGAGTTAAAAGAACAGGTAGCCCAAGAGACAGAGCAGTTTCAAAAATACGAGCGCAAGACCCAAGATATTGTTCGCAAGGCTAATGACGAATTAGAAACTCAAAAACGCTCGGGCTTTTGGGGTTGGTTTTTAGCTCTTGGAAGTTTGGGTTCAATAGCGGCGGCCATTGCTGTTTGTGTGTTTTTTCCAGCGGCGATGCCCCTTATCGCTAATATCCTACAGGGACTAATCGGCGGCATTAACTCTACTATCAAAATGATAACCAACCTTTTCAAAAAGCATGAGTAAGCATCCATTGGGCAGCCGCAAACTTTGGATGACGATTTTTGCCATGTTCATTAACGCTGGTGCGTATTACATGGAAGTGAACCACCTTTATTCGCTCATCTCTCCAGAGCAGATTACCGCGTTTACCGCTCTTAGTAGAGATTTTCATTGGGTGACAGCAATGATTCTTTCTGGTTACTTGGGCTTGCAGGGCATTCTTGATTGGAAAAATACCACATCTTCGACAATCTCTCAGGTATCTTCTTTTATATCTGAAAAAACAGATAAGAACGAGACTATAGACAAGAAGGAAGTTATAGACCAAACCATAAAGAAACTAGACGTTCATGTTGAAGTGTTAGAAGAGGGCGTGAACGCGCCAGCGCTAAAACCATTCGGAAACTATGCAACAGAAGATTAAAGAAGTCGTCCGTAAAATTATTAACTGCTTTGAAAACGGCAAGGCGGAGTCAGATTACTCGTCAGTCTATATCTATAAAGATGGGCCAAATCAAGTTAGGCAGATTACTCTTGGGTTTGGTATTACTCAGTATGGGAATATGCGCCGCTTGCTAGAGCTTTATAAAAATGATGGGGGAGTTTTCTCTGATAAGCTATCACCATACATTACGAAGATGGGAAGCTCCGCTACTGTAAATGACAAGCAGTTCATTGCTAATTTACAAAAGGCGGCCCGCGAGGATGCTATCATGCGGGCGGCGGAAGATAAGGTTTACGAGGAGGTTTATCTTAAAGGGGCTATTAAGTTTTGTGAAGAGAACGGATTCGTTACCCCGCTAGGTTTCGCGGTTATACAGGACACGCAAATTCACAGCGGTTCACTCTCAAATACCTTAAAATCAAGGGTAGGTGAGAAGTTTCCAAAACAAGGTGGCGATGAAAAAGTCTGGCTCAAAGAATACTGCCAAGCGCGTCGCAATTGGTTAGCCAACCATAGCAGAACAATTCTCCACGGAACCGTATATCGGATGGACTTCTTCTTAAAACAAATGACAGCAAAGAATTGGGACTTAGTTGGAGAAATGCGCCCTAACGGAGTTAAAATTTCCAACTCATAACCTTTTGGTGTATTGAAAAGAACAACATGAAAGAAAAACAGAATAAATTCTTCGATTTCCTAGAGAAAGTAAAAACCAAAACTTCCAAGAAGGTCAAGAAAGGCGAAAAACCCGCTAAAGCTTCTTATGGGGATTGCGGGACTTGTGTTGAAGTTGAACTTGTCGCGGAAGAACACGAAATTACTCAGGAAGACCTTGACTGGATTCGCTCGCAGATTGAGTGGGTTCGCATGGATATTAACGATTTGTATAATATGCACTTTCGTCATATGGACGGACACATTCCAGCCATTGTTGGCGCTGACAAAATGAATACCGCGCTTGAAGCCCTTGGATTAGCTAACGACTACAAAGTTGAAAAGAAAACTATCTATGCTAATGACGGAACTGTTTCTAGCGTGGAGTGGAGTCTCAAAAAATAATGATTAAGTTCTTCGGGCGAGAATTTAAAGATAAAGCAAAGTTTACGGCGGTCGCCCGCTGTCCACTTGCGCGTCTGCCTGACTCTTTCTTAGCGAAGGCTAGCTTGCGGAGTTTAAAGTCTGCGCTCCCAGAAGGACAAGATAAGTTTCCAGACCTACTTGCTATTGCAGGAAACGCATTCGTGGCAAACCTTGTTAATAGTAATGGTGACTCAATGGCAACGGAAGACGCGCTATTGCTTTATCCTACCTTCATTAACAAGCCAATCAACTTGGAGCACGAGCCCGAAAAGATTGTTGGCACGATTACTAAGAGCTTCCTAACTGCTTTCGACGCTAACTACAAGCTAGGAGTCGGCTCGGAGGTTATCGAACACGATTCGGTCAAAGACTCCAAAGACCCATTTAACATTGCAATCGGCGGCTATATCTATGCAGATATTCATCCAAACGTAGCAGAAAAAGTTCTAGAGTCCAATGACCCAGAATCTTCGGAGTATCTCACTGTTTCTTTTTCTTGGGAAGTTGCTTTTGACGAATGGAATCTTCTTGTCGGCTCTAAAGACTACTCGACAGCTACTTTGGTTACAGACCGAAGCGAAGTTGAAAAATGGACGCCCTATATTAAAGCAAAGGGAGGCTCTGGCTCATTGCCAGATGGCAGGTTTGTTTCGCGTCAAATTGTTTGGGCGAGAGATGCAGAGGGAAATATCGACAAAGAAAGTTTATATGGGGCCGGAATTGCGTTGACTATGAATCCTGCTGGGCAGGTTCAGGGAGTCGTAACTAAAGACCTAGCAACCAAAGAATTAGAACAAAGTCAAGCTAATTTAACAAATATTAAAAATAATATTTCCATTTCGCAAGAAAGTTGTGTAACAGAAAATACCAATATAAAAATGAAGTCACTTAAGACCATTGAAGATGTGAAAGCCTTGAACGATGAAAACGCGAAAGAGCATTCTTTTGCCAACATCGCTAACGTGCTGGATGCTGGAGTCAACAAACTCCTAACTGACACTATTTCTGAAAAAGCTCAAGCCCACGCGGACGAAATCAAAGCTAAGGAAAACGAACTAGTCGAGACGAAGCAGCTTGCAGAGCAGGCGAAAGCTACTGCCGACGAGCTTACGAAAAAGAATGCCGACCTTGAAGCAAAGTTGAACGCTTTGGTTCAGGAGCAAGAAAAGGCCGCCGCTTCCACTCTTTTCAACGAGCGCATGAGTGCGTTTGATTCTAAGTATGAGCTTACGGACGCAGACCGCAAGGCTATTGCTAATCGTATCAAAGGACTCAGCGCAGAAGATTTTGAGAAAGTTTCCACGGAAGAGCTAGACGTTCTTCTTGCTGACAAAGACAAAGCTATCGCTAAACAAAAAGAGCAAGCAAAGGCCAGCGAAACACAGACTCCAGAAGAAATTGCCAAAGAAGCTCTTGAGAAGGCAGTCGCGACGCAGGGACAAGACCTTCCTAATACAGCGACTCCAACAGCGGACCTAGCAGAGAAGTATAAGAATGCTTTCTCCTTGGAAAACATCACGAAAACAAAGTAATTAAAATCATATGCCACTAAAACCATACAGAGACTATAGCGAACATGACGTGCTTCACATGTTTAAGTTCGTTAGCGCAGCCGGAACGGGAGACGCGGGTGTTCCCGTAGTTATCTCTAACTCTGGCTTTAACGGAATCAACGGAACTCCTTCCGTTGCAAGTAACCTAGCTTCCGCGCTAAATCGCGGCAACACCTACTCCCCACGCTGGACGATTTATCCTTCGGTTACGGGAGCAACGAGCGGCCAGATTCCTCTTGGAATTACCCTCTACAAAACCCTCGAAACCAGCGCGTTCGGAGAGAGCTTTCTCTACGACCAGCAGCGCAAGGACGAAAAAGAAGCGGTTGTCAGCGGTGAAGCTGTGCCAATTCTTACCAAGGGAGTTGTTTGGGTTTACGTCGGAACGGGAGCTAGCCCAGCACCAGCACCGGGACGCTACGTTATCGTAAACGGAGCGGGCACAATCGGAGCATCAACCAACACCACGGGAGCTTGGGGCAAGTGGCTCGGCGGCG